GCCAATTTAGAATCGGCAGGCACGGCATAGATTAATGTGTTTGGTTGAAATGTGATGTAGTTTTCACCATCAAAAGTTTTATTTGATAAATCACCTTTTGCAAACATCATATCACCTTGCAGTACACCTTTGATACCAAGTTTTGGAAGATATCGTAGAGCAACTTTAAGTTTTGCATTAAGACCTTCACCTGGATGATTGTTGTCAATGTCTGCATCGGTGTAATTCAATTTTGCATTTGCATTGAAGACACCTTTCGTGCCAACAAAGAACTTACCATTGTCAGGATTAACACCGCAAAAAATTGCAGGTGAGCCATCCCATTTCGTGGTTACATTCACTTTAGATTGTGCATGACCTGCCAACATATCTCGGAGAGATTGTAGAAAATTAATTGCATCACGAGCACCAACAACACCACGGTTGAGAATTTCATCCTCAATATGTTCTAGGTGAAGATTTGCACCTTCTTTTTTTGCTTCAGTTAGAAATTGTGTGAAGTTCATTAATTTACCTTGTTTTTATAATCACTTAATTTTATAATCACACATAATATGTGATGGCAAAATGCCACCTTGTTTGTTACGGATATTAAAGTTTAAATGGAAAATATCAGTTTCAACTTTAATATCAACCCTTTTAGCAGAACCACCTTTTGGATATAAAATAGAAATATCAGAAATAATATTTGCAGCTTTATTTAAGAATTTAGGAGTCATATCATAATAATCAATACTGTGGTCATTATGTTCATGTACTAAAACATAACCATGTCCAATAACTGTGCGGATAAAATTTTCTAATTTTTGTTTTTGTGATGCTGTGGGTTTAATAATAACTTCATCTTTTTCCGCTTTACCTTTTTTAGCAAGTGGATCAGGTGACCTGTAATTCATAAACACGTTACGAAATCTTGTAGAATCTATACCAAATAAGGAAAATAATTCTTCTGCGATAGGGCTGTTTGAAAAGTCACCATTTTTAAAATCTTCCGCATTAAATATTTTACCAACACCAGAATTAAAAAATGTAACTGTGCTGCCATATTTTAATGATAGAGAAATTTTCTTATCATCAGCGGTAGTTAACATTAAATCAGCGAGACCCATACCAATATTTTCATTTCTTGCACCGCCACGCACAGAAACATAAAGTTCGCCACCAGTTATAGATAGTGGACGTGGTGTATTCAAACCACCAACAGATTCAACAGATTTAATTTTTTTGCCTAATTTTGAGGTGTAATCGTAAATAAAATCTTTATATATAAAATCACTTTTATCTGCAATAAAATTCTTAAAATCTTTCTCCAAATTCTTTTCGAAATCAATACCTTTGTTACCACCACCACCTTTTGATGCAACAAGTTTAGCAATAATATAGCATTGAGAACCAGTAAAGGTTAATGCTCCAGCAGATGACCCCTTATGTCTTACTAAAAATTTAGGTTTTAAAGATTTTAAAGACGATGCTAACGCACCACCTAAAAAAGTACCCCTATCTTTTTTTGAATAATCAGAAGGTAAATATATAACAAATTCTTTACCTGTAGCTGATTTAGGTGCGATGAAATGACCATCCATTTTTTTAGGGTCTGAAATTTGAACTAAGCCTGTATCCGTCAAAGCCTTTTTCAATGTTGTAAAATTTGCTGTTGCCATAGTTATCTCCAAGTTTGTTAGGTATTTATCCTACCACAACTATCGTATTATGTCAAGCACAGTTCCATTTGTCCAGACCTCTTGTTCTGTCCTGATGCGTTTTTCTGTTGTTAGTGTGTCAAAACGATTAATGGCTTTCTTGCGCCACCACTCTATGATGTTGGAAAGATGGTGTTTCTCATAGTTTTCACCAGGAATCAACTTCTCTGCATTGCCATTGACAAACTCTATCATATTCTTAAAGCCATAGTCTGAAATGAAGTAACGCTTCTGTTCATTCAGATTCTTGGCGTTTTCAATAGTCAGTTTAAATTTATCACCTTCTGGTGTGCCTTTAAGTGCGACCTTAATAAGATTGACCATTGCATTGGAGATTTTCAGTTTGCGACTTGATGCATCTTGTGGAGCCAAATCTTCTCCAATGATACCTTCAATATAATTTTTCAGGTCACTATATGTTTTACCATGTAACATAGGCATAAAATCACTATCAGTTAGACCTTTGAAACGAATCAGAGGTTTCATACCATCATACTGTGATACTGCCTTCGAACTACCATACAAACTGGTTGTTTCAAACAAACAAGTATTCATTTTATATTTGTCATCAAGCATCTTACGAACTTCATGTGAGGTGCAGATTGCAGCCAGTAACTTACCACCAAGATAATTGAAACCAAATGGTTGTGCAGGTACAATAACAAATCCCATCACAGCACAAGCATTGAATCGTTGAGCACCACCTTCATGTTGTGTGAATACTCGACCTAACATTTCATTACGAGGTTTGCAATTGATGACTGGTGAACCAAGACGAATAAAACCAACCCACTTCTGAGTTTTCTTTTCAAGTATTGCCAAACGCAAACAACGACCAGGTATACTTGTCATATTTGAATGTGAAGAAATCATATTCAAGTAAGTATCCCATCGGTCTTGTGGTAATTCAATGAGTTCAAACTCCATGTCAGCAGGAGATATTGTAAAATCGGAGAACAAGTCTTCTTCGGGTCCCATACCAAAGAGTACAGGTGACCTCTCTGCCATGGATGCCACTTTTTGTTCTCGCATATACTCATCGATACGACCAAACTTATCAAAGTAATTTGAGAACACGTTTGCACAATGAAGTGCCTGCTCTTTATCTAAATTCATTCTTCTGTGCTTGATTGAAATAATATATTTTTACCAATTTCAAATAGGCCAACTGCACCCACAAAATCTTGGCAACAAACAGTAATTACTACTTCACCATCTTTTGGATCCATGGAAGCAATAACAAATTCATCAACTTCTTCATCAACTATTCTTTGACGAAATGAATCTATGATTTCCAATAAATCTTTTTTGCGTTTTTCTTTTGGAAACTCACGATTTAAATTTACAATTTTCATTAGACTCTCACTCCCTCAAATTTACTATTGAATTTTCTTTCACGATTGCCAAAAGTATTGATAGGCTTATCTGGTATATCAGTACCACTATCAACGATACCATTCTGTGCATCAGGTTCAGCATCAAACAATTTCATCTTTGACCGGTCAATACCAATCACAAATCGTTTGTAGGTATTTGGGTCTGAATATCGGTTCTTCAATTGCTTAACCATAATCTGGCCAAGTTGTTCTAGTTCTTCAGTTGTAATCAAAGCAAACATAAAGTCAGCAGTTGCGGGCAAACCAAATGATTCTGAAGTATCTTCAAGACCTGGATCACTATTAGTAAAACCACTTCTTGTCGTTTGTGTTGCACTAACAATAGGCACAGCAAACTCAACAGCAAGACCACGCAATTCTTCTGCAATCGCCTTGATGTAAGTATAACTGTTAACACTATTACCAGGTTTCATACGAGCAGAGGAACAAATATTCAGATAATCAACAAAGATGATTTCTGGTTTAAAGTTCTTCTTCAAATGCAAGTCTTGTAACAAAGACCTGAAATGCAATGTAGAAGCCGAAGCAGTTGGATATTCTTTGATGATTAGTTTACCTTGTGTCTTACTTCTCAACACATCAAACTTGCGGTCATAATCTTGCTTACTGATTGTGTGTAACTCTTGTATGTCAATGTTCAAAAGATTAGCATCGATTCGTTCAGCGATTCTTTCTTCTGCCATCTCAAGTGTGATATACAAAACATTTCTACCTTGACTGATACAGGCGGCAGCCACATGACACATAAACAAAGATTTGCCAACTCCTGTACCCGCCAAAGCAATATTCAAAGTCTTAACAGGTAAACCACCTTTTGTAATCTTGTTAAACAAGTCAAGGTCAAAACGAACACGTTCTTCAACACGATGATAGAAGTCGAATCGTTCTTCTGCATCATTAATGTAATCGTGACCAATGTGTGAATCAAAAGAAACACCAAGAGCATCACTTAGGAGTTTTGGTATTTCTCCTTTGGATGTCTTGTGATTCTTGTCATCAAGAATCGAAACAGATTCCATGATGGCATTATAGATGGCTTTATCTTGACAAAACTTTTCAGTTTGTTCGATAAGCCATTGTTCTTCGGTGGGTTCTTCTCTTTGTTTGTAAATTTCATCAAGAAGATTAATAGATGTTCTAACTTGTGTTTCAGTTAGAGATTTACTTTCTGTGAAGTTAATTACCAAAGCTTCATGTGTTGGTAAACTTTTATATTTGTTTACAAACTCATTAACTTCTTTGAAGACTACCTTCTCGGTATCATCAGAAAAGTAGTCAGGGCTTATGAATGGTAATACCTTACGGCAATAACTATCATTGTAAATCAGGTTCTTCAGTATTGAATGTTCTAGTCGGTTCATTATGTTGATTTATCAAAATCTCTGTTAGTATGTCACCCATGATTATAACAAATTCTTCGTTGTTTTGCAACTCATCTATGTCATGTTCACCTGAGTGTACGAGTGTATAACCGAATTGTAGTTTTGCGAATTCGCCGGCCTCTTGAACTCTTGCCTTACCATAATGGTAGACAACACCAGCAAATTCACCTTGGAGAATTTGAATTCCCGTAATATCGGAATTGGTGAAGTCTATAAAACGGTAATCTTTACCTTCAATCGGCATTTTCTTCTTCTTGTAAAAGAATTGGGTTACTTTCTCCCATAATGTTTCCATATGCAATCTCATATTTTTGTTTAACAAATTCTTTAAATTTCACATCAGCCAAAATTGGTTCCATAAATTCAGGTGTTGAAGTATCGGCAATTCGTTTCTTATCACCAATCTCACCCGTCTTCTGGTCTACCTTTGCATACCAACCATTGGTTGGTTTGACCACATGGCCGGATTCAAGTGCAAGGTCAAGTAGACCAGAATACTTACTAATGCCACCATCAAAAGATACAGAAATAGGTATTTTAGATTTTTCTTTAACATAACGGGACTTTTCTACGTTGATAATAAAATGATAGCCAACAATTTCAGTACCATCTTTATCTTGTTGGCGACCAAGAATATAAATGTTGTCAGCTGAGTAATAAGAACCTGTACCACCACCAACAATTGCTTTAGGGAACATACCAATTTCCATGTATGTGTGATTGACCACAACCATTGGAATGTCTTTGATATTCAAGTGTGGTGTAACCATTCTAAACAATGATTTAACTTGTTTAGCACGACTCATATCTGCAACAGATTTACCTTCAAGTGCATCTTCTACTTCCTTCTTAGATGCTAGATTGCCAATAGAATCAAGAACGATAATCAACTTATCACCACGGTTCACATCTTGAAGCTGTTGCATGATATCAAACTTCAACTGTTCAATGTCAGTTAAAGGTGTGTGTAGAACTCTGTCCATGTCAATCTGAAATGTTTCAAAATATTTGACAGGTGTTCCAAACTCTGAATCATAGAACAATAACACCGCTTCAGGGTATTTGTCCATGTATGCTTTTGCCATCAATAAACTGAAGGCAGTCTTAAAGTGTTTCGATGGTCCGGCCCACATCGTAAGACCTGGAATAATACCACCATCTAGTTTACCACTTAGTGCCACATTAATCATTGGCACATCTGTTGGTACCATATCCTTTTCAGTAAAGAATTTTGATTTAGATAGAATTGCACTATCTTTAATTGTTGAATTCTTTTTCAACTTGTCCAATAAACTCATAATATTTCCTTTTAAAATGTTCCACCCTCAAGAGAATTCTTCCGAGGTTTAATCTCTACTATGTCCGATTTCTTTATGACTTCTGTATCTTCCATGAACAATTCTACACTAAGTGCTGTCGATTTGGCAACCTCTTTCTTCTTCTTTACCTTAGGTTTGGATGATTCTATGGATTCTAATTCTTCTTCTTTTAATCTTAGGTATGTTTGATTAGAAGCAATCAATAACAAAACGGCAAGTGGGTCAAATACCACAATGATAATAAGAATAACCAGTCTTACAGCTTTATCTATAAAACCGGCATCATCTTTTGTATAGAATAATTCGGCAATGTATTGAATCGGACCTACTTCTGCCAACAGAGTGTTTTCTTCTTTCAGTAGAGGTAACTTCTCATTCGACAACCTTTTCATCTCAGCTTGCACTTCTTGTATTTGAACATCAATCTTTCGTGATGCTGTTGCTGGGTCGCCGGCTCTTTGAAGTAAATAACTCAATCGTTCTTTTGCAATCTTCTCTTGTGTTTCTAATGTTTTTAACTGAACACTATTTGCACCAATATTTACATTTGTATCTAAATGTGCTTTAGATAAGTAACCAAAAATACCCATCGATGTGATTGCCATCAATAAAATTATGGCAATCAAAAGATAGTAACGCATTGCTTGCATTGTAACAGACCAATTGTTATATAGCCAAGAAATTGTTACCAATTTAGATAACTCTAATACTGTACCCATCACAATAATTGGCCAGTATGAACCTGGAAATATCTGTGCAAGTCCGATAACCGAATAGTAAGCAGCAACTGCTGATAAAGCAATTGCGCTAATAAAAGGTAACAGGACTTGTATCATTATGGGTTTGATTTTGAATGTGGCACATCAAAGACAAAGGTGATTCTTGTGCAATCACCAACATTCTCCGCACCGTGTAATAATTTATTATTGAACCACAACAATGTACCTGGTTCAACAATCACTTCTTCATTTCCAACCATATACTTATATCGACCTTGAATTGATAAATGATATCTATCTTTCGTAAGGTAATAAGTGCCTTCATCTATGTGTCGGCCAACTGTACCACCAACTTCTAATGATAAAAACCCACATCGTTTGAAATGTTTGAAATGTCTTTTGAGAAAACTAATCATCTCGGTATGCCTGTAGTATGCAGTAGTTGGAATACAAATCTCACTATCGCCAACAAAATCTTTTACATCTGTTACGCCACCAATAACTAACTGCAATACACCAGCAGGCAAATCATCAAAGCCACGGTCAATCAAAGATTGAGCACCTTCTAAATCTTTTTGATTTTCCCAATCTTCAGGATATTGTTTCAGTTGATTAATTATCTTTGAAACATTGATGCCTGTTTTAATGACACGAATATTATCCAAAGAAACTCTCCAATGAATTTTTCTTCTCAGTCGACCAACCCATACAATCAAGAATAACTTTAATTGGCTCAACGAAAGATTTATCGAATTGTGTATCGTAATCAATATACATCTGCATATCAAATTCTTTTGGTAATCTCTGAGGAAAAGATAATACTGAATCTTTAAAAGGATTTGGTTGTTTAAGATAGGTAAATTTTAACTTCTCACCTTCTTGAATGAACGGATATTTTTTATCTAAACCTTTTTGTTTAAGATAATAATTGTATATGATTGCACCCTTAACATGAATAGGTGTGCCTTTCTTATACATCATAACACTATCGGAATATGTTTTCAGTCCGTTCAAACCTCTTGGGAAAGAAATATCTTCAACAGGTAAATTCTTAAACTCTGTTTTGAAGTCATCGATAAACTTATGTATATCTTCTTCGGTACCATTCAACA